TTTTATATATTTTTATTTTATATATTTTTATTTTATATATTTTTATTTTATATATTTTTATTTTATATATTTTTATTTTATATATTTTTATTTTATATATTTTTATTTTATATATTCATTTCATTTCTTAAATAATTTTCTAATTCATTTTTCATTGTATCATCATTGCCATTTATATTATCATTTATATCATCATCAATATCATTATTTTTTAAATTTGGTAATAAATTTATTGGTGTAATTTCTGAAGAATAATTGAAGTTGTAATTAAGATTTGACACTATTTTATGAATATTTTCATAATTTTTGTTTATTATTTCGATCATGTCTTTTGATTTTGGAACAGTTAATGTATCAAATAAAAACAATATTATATTATGTATTAAAAATAATAAAATTATTGAAAAAAATGCATAAATAATAATTGAAAAAAAGAATGTCATTATATTTAATTATAAGAATAATTAAATTATAAGATAATGTAATAATATATATTTTGATATAAAAATATTTTTACAAATTATTATAATTTAAAATATAAAATGTCACTATTAATTATCATCATAGATAAAATGGGAGAATTAAAAACATTAAATGTTAAAAATTATTGTGAAGAAGAATTATTTAAAAAATGTGGATTTAAAAAGGAAAATGACTTTACAATTCAAACTAAATGGAATGTTTTTTTAAATAATAATAATTATTCAATATCAATTTATGGAAAAACTGTTGGAAAAAAAAATTTTGAAAATATATTTAAATTTCCATATCCAATACAAAATAAAACATTTTATGGAAGTTGCGCTTTAGTTTGTGAATTAAATGGAAATAAAATTAATTTAAATATTCCTTTATGGAATGAAATATATGAAAAATTAACTCAAAGCAATGATAATTTTGATGTATTGTATTTAAATACAAATAATAAAAATAATAAAAATAATTCAAATGATACTTTAAATGATAATTTAAATAATAGTAATGACATTAATATTAAAAATAGTATTAGTTCTAAAAAAACTAAAAAAAATAAAGAAATACAACAACAAATTATTGAATATGATGATGTAGAATTAGAAGAAGATGTTTATTATTATAGTTCAGATAATGAACAAATATAAAAATAATATTTAAAAAAATAAATATAAAAAATTGAAAAATATATAAATAGAATTTAAGAATACATAAAATAAAAAAATAAAATGCAATATTCAAACATAATAAATCCAGAACAATTTAGATTAAATGTAAGACAAAAATTAGCAATTTATTTTACTAAATATAACAGAGCAGAAAATTTAGAAAAGGGTATATATAATTGGACTTTTAAAGAAGCAACAAATAGGAAAGTTCATAAGAGCTGGAATAATAAATTTTTCGTACAAATTTACATTGATAAATTAAAAACCATTTTATTTAATATTAAAAATAATTATGAATTAATTGAATTAGTTGAAACAAAAAAAATAAAATCACATGAATTAGCTTTCATGTCTCACTATGAATTAAATCCAGAAAAATGGAAAGAATTGTTAAAATTAAAAAGCATTCGTGATAAAAATAAATATGAAACAAACATTGAATCAAATACTGATGCTTATACTTGCCGTAAATGTTATTCTAATGAATGTGTTTATTATCAATTGCAAACACGTTCTGCTGATGAACCAATGACTACATTTGTTACATGTATCAAATGCAATAATAGATGGAAATGTTAAATAAATAAAATTATTCACATATTTTTTTGTTTTTTATCCTCTGATTCTCTTAAGTTGCTGACAACTTGATCCATATTTATTGGATTATCTTCTCTATATTTTCTCATGCTTTCATCCATTGTCATTCTAATTTGTTTAAATATTTCTTGATTAATTTGATTTTTTTTAATTTTATTTTTTTCAAATACTTTTGGTTTTATTCCTAAATATTCCTTTACTACATCAATATAATTTCCATCATATTCTTTTAATTTAATTATTGCTTGTTCTCTCGTATAATTTGTTTGAGAAATTATTTGATTTATTTTTTTTTCTTGTTCTTCTTCCATTTGTTCTTTATTCATTTAAATTTATTTATAAAATATATTTAATTTATTTAATATATTTTAACGAAAATTATATTACCATTGTGTTATTTATACATGAAAGTTAATTTATCTATTGGTGTTGGATTTGCTAATGCACTTTCGCTACGACTTAATTCTCCACCAGTTGAATATGATGCATAAGTAGGATTTAATCCTCCTCTTTGTTTTTTTCCCTTTCTATTTTTTCTTGAGAATCTATTCTTTCTTGTTTTTCTTATTTTTTTTAATTTATTATTTTTTCTATATTTTTTAGTTCTTCCATATCTTTTGTGTTTTTTTCCTCCTACAGCTGTTGATGAAAAAAATGGTGTATGAGAATTATCACTATTTATTAATTTCATATTTATACATTATGAACATATTATAATTTTTATTGATTAAAAATGTTTTTTATAACTTAAATATATATTTTTTATAATTTATTATTAATATTTATTTAAATATTTTATTTAAAAGTATTTAACTAATAAATAACAAATGTCTATTTCAGTTGCTTTATGTTTTATAATTAGTTATGAACATTGTTTACAAAAAGAAAAATTTTGGATTGATTGGATTGAACCTAATAAAGATATTATTAATGTTTATTTTCATTACAAAGATAAAAAAAAAATAAAATCAAAATGGATTTTAAACAATTGTATTCCTGAAAAATTTATTAAACAAACAAGTTATTATGATGTAGTTCCAGCTTATATAGCATTATTAACATATTCTTTTTTTGACAATGTAAAAAACCAATGGTTTTGTTTACTCACGGATAGTTGTATTCCGATAATATCACCACAAGATTTTAGAAATTTATTTATGACATATCATACTAAATCAATTATAAAATGTGGTAAATCACATTGGAATGTTGATTATCATAGACGAGCTAATTTAAGATTATTAAATAAAAAATATCATTTATGTAATGATCCTTGGTTTACACTTTGCAGATATCATGTCCAATTATGTAATATATTTTTAACAACAAAAAATAATATTTATAAAACTATTAATCAAGGAGGATTAGCAAATGAAAGTTTGTTTGCAATTATATTGGAAACATTTAATGAAATACAAAAAGATGAAAAAAATAAAAATAGATTAATAAATGAATCAAGCACAATAAGTGATTGGTCTAGAATGTCGACACCAACTAGTCCACATTTATTTAATGAATATAAAGAAGAGGATAAAAATATTATAAAACTATTAATAGAAAATAATAAATATTCAATGTTTTTAAGAAAAGTTAATTATAAATTTCCAGATGAAGCATCATTAGAAATAATGGAAATTAACAACAAGAAAAATATTATTCAAACAATTGAAAAAAATAATGTAAATTATAATAAATGTAATTTTAAAAAATATATATTAAAAATATATATTTATTTTATTATTTTATATTTAATATTTTATATTTATTTTTATTAACTAGTTGTATAATTTTTTAATTATTTTAGTTTGCAATTATTTTTGCAATAATATTCATGAATTTTTAACCATTCAAATGTTATGTGTAATATAAATCCAATTAAAAAATATATGTAAATATTTTTTAAATTAAATGGTAATTCAATAAGAATAAATCCAACAATTAAATATAAAAATCCTTCAAATAAACTTTCTAAAAATAAATAATCTTTATTGGAATAACATTTTCCATTTTTACAATCATTTTTTAAATAGCAAGCATATCCATAGTTACAATAATAACTATGAATATTTAAATATCCAGATAAAAAATGTTTAAAAAATCCAACAATATATAATTTTATATAATTATTTTTAATGTTAGTAATTAAATTAATAATTATATATAATATTAAACTATAAATACCAACAATTATTGATTCGAATAAATAATTCATAAATAATTATATATTAATTATTTATTTTATATATTTTATATATTTCATTAACATTAAAAAATGCAAATTATTTTGGAAATAAATTAACATAATATTTAAAAATATTTGAAAAAATATAAATATATTAAAAAAATTAAAAAAATGTAATAAGTTAAATATTTTAATAAATTATATATTTATTACCTAATAAAAGAAAATGTTATTGAACTACAAAAAAAGAAAAAATGTATCCTTATTTGAAAATATTCAATCAAATGAAAGTTTTCAAATATCTAGAATACAAAATTTTATTCCAATTTATAAACGTTTTTTTTCATTAAATGAAACAAATTATAATTCAATCAATTTAAATCATCAATGGTATTTAAATAAAATATTTAATAAAAAATGTGGTTATGAAAATGAATATAGTTGTGAAATTAAAAATATTTCTGATGATTCATTTAAAATTAAAGTAAATTCATTTGTAAAAATGGCCCCACTTTTAGAACCATATAAATATTTAGTAGGTAAATATGATCATAATAATTCAGATTTATTCAATCTTCCTATGTTGTCAAATTTTTCGAATGTACATGAAAAAATTGAAGATATGAATAATTCATCGTATGTTGATAGTTTTTTTTGTTATTTATCAAGTCAATTATTAAATATTCATGGAATTGTTAATTGCATTGATTTTTATGGATCATTTTTAGCTTTAAAAAAAAAATATAAAATTAATATTATTGATGATATTGAATATTTAATTGAATCTGATTTTTTTAATAAACATCAAAATAAATTATTCCAAATTGAAGATTATACACATATAGTTCATAAACCATCATTAGCTCCAATTAAAATATCTGAAGAAAATGAAAATATTAATTTAGAATTTGATAATTTTACTGAATTCACAAATATAAATGAAAATATAAATAGTGAAAATAATGAAAATAATGAAAATAATGAAAATAATGAAAATAATGAAAATAATGAAAATAATGAAAATAATGAAAATAATGAAAATAATGAAAATAATGAAAATAATGAAAATAATGAAAATGCAAACAAATTATTAACTGAACTTAATTTAATTGAAAATGACATATTATTAAATAAATCATTTGATTCTTCTGATTCAGGATCATCATGCTCTTCAAGAACATCACATTCTAATTCAAAAGATTATGAAAAATTAAGTAATTATGAAAGTGATGAAGAAAGTAATGAAGAAAGTGATGAAGAAAATGATGAAAGTAATAATTCATCTTCTTATATAAATATTAATAATGAAGATGATTCAGATGTAAATATAAACAAAAATTATTGTAAATCAAGATCAAATTCAGATAAATCAAATAAAAGTAATAAAAGTGATGAAAGTAATAAATCTAATAAATCTGATAAAAGTTCCAGCACATATAGTGATAATTCAAGTAGCATTGAAGAAGAACAATTATTTGTTACATTTGATGAATTTCCAATTCAATTAATTTTTTTAGAATTTTGTGAAGGAACACTTGACGAATTAATACTCAATGATGAACTTGAAGATGAAGAATTATTTGCTGCTTTAATGCAAATAATAATGACTTTATTAATATATCAAAAAATATATCATTTAACTCATAATGATCTTCATACTAATAATGTAATGTATATAAATACAAACATTAAATTTATTCACTATTTATATAATAACAATATTTATAAAGTTCCAACTTTTGGAAAAATTTATAAAATAATTGATTTTGGTCGTGCCATTTATAAATTTAATGGTCAATTAATTTGTAGTGATAGTTTTAAAAATGGAAATGATGCAGCAACTCAATACAATATTGAACCTTATTTTAACCCAAATAAACCAAGATTAGAACCAAATTTTAGTTTTGATATTTGCAGATTAGCATGTTCAATGTTTGATTATTATGTTGATGATATTAATGAAGTTAAAGATTTATCACAATGTGAACCTATTGTCAAATTAATAACTGAATGGTGTATGGATGATAAAGGTGTTAATATATTATATAAGAATACAGGTGTTGAAAGATATCCAGATTTTAAATTGTATAAAATGATTGCACGATTAGTTCACATTCATACTCCACAAGCACAACTTGAAAGACCTGAATTTAAAAAATATTTACTTCCAAAAAATATAAAATTAAAACCAAGTGAAAAAATTATTAATATTGATAAATTACCTTGTTATGCAAATTTAATTGTTTAGTTTCATAATTTGTAAAAATAAAATATAAATTCGTTAAAATATATATATTTTTTTCTTTTTATATATATTTAGGAAATTCTTTTGCAAAACCATTAAAAAATATTGGAAGCCCAGCATACTGAAAAGTCGATTTTTTTTTTAACCCCCCCATTTGAAACTGAAAATTTAAGTTTGGACATTTTTAGCAAAATACTTACGCTTACCAACACAGTCTTAATAAATAATTATTAATAAAATAAATTGTTACTGAAATAGTAACATTTTTTATAAAAAATATGTAAGTATTAGCGTAAGTATTTTGCTAAATTATGGTAACAAAAATATTTATAAAAATATTAAATTGTTATTTAAAATAGTGTCATATATAATTTTATTTTAGCGTAAGTATTTTGCTAAAAATGTCCAAACTTAAATTTTCAGTTTCAAATGGGGGTTAAAAAATATTTTGTCTTTCTAATATGCTGGGCTTCTAATATTTTTGATATTTTTTCAAAAGAATTTTCTAAATATATATAAATAGAAAAAAATATATATATTTTAACGCATTTTTCTTGTTTTTCTTGTTTTTCTCGTTTTTCTTGTTTTTCTTTTGTATTTTTTTCCTCCACTCATTTGAGAAGGTTTTTGTTCTTCTTTTGAGTCTTCAAAAAAATTAGTAATTCCTTTAAAAACATCATTAAATTTTCCTTTTATATCATCTGCAATTGCATTAGTATTTGATGCTACATTATTTGGTTGCGTATTATTTGATGCTACATTATTTGGTTGCGTATTATTTGTTTGTGTTGTTTCATTTTGTGCTGTTTCATTTCCTCCATATTTTAATTTGCATTTTGAAGATTTTTTATGTTTATGATGACATTTTTTACATATTTTATTTTTATGATGCATTATATATTATATTTTTAAAAATATATATTTTATATAATAATATATTTTTTAAATTTTCATTTTATAAAAATTATATGCATGAACTGCTACTAATGCACCTGCAATTTGAGCTACAACATATGGTACTAAATCTTTAGTTGGTAGTTTTCCCATATACATCAATGCTAATGCAACTGCTGGATTAAATGCTCCTCCTGATATTGCACCACCCATTATTACTGCCAATGCTAATGCAGCACCAATTGCTAAATAATTTCCTGTTGCTAAAATAATAAACATTAAAAACATTGTTCCTAAAAATTCAACAAAATATTTCTTCATTTTATAAAATATATATATAATAAAAATATTAATATATTTTTTTGATTTTTATTATTTTTATATTAAGAATAATTTTGTCTTGGAATAGATCCCCATGCACAAATTCCTGATTGACATAAACTTGTATTGTAAATTGATCCTTTCTTTTTAGGAGCAGTACAACCAGCTGACCTAGATTTTCTTAAACATGAACGCATGTAACTTTTATCATAACTTTTTGTTGATATTGGATCTTCATTCGACAATCCAATTTTATAAGCTGATTTGCCTATTGCACGACTTTTCAATATATCTACTCTCGATGAACTATCAATTGGCTTAATATAATTCATATGTGTTGAAATTGCATATTGTCTTTGAGATGATTGTGATACTTTTGTTGTTGGGTCTGATAATTTACCTAATTTGTCTTGTTCGAATTTTTCTTTAACCCCAATTGATGTAGATGCAACATACTGGCGTCTTGCATTAACATTCATTTCAGAATTTGGAGGAGTTTGGTATGGAAAAAATTGAGGTGGTGTGGGTCTAATACCAATTAATGTTCCATAACTATGGTAAGGCATGGCATTAGGATATTGTGATGAATTTAAAGGTCCATTTATTGGAGTATTTAAATATCCTGATGATGGTGC